TAAGAGATGAAATTCAACTGCATACTACAAGAATGGTGATGACGATTCGTGAGAAGTTCGCAGACCTAAAATTCTTGGTATCGAAGTACAAGTATACTCACGCAGGCTCTTTTATTTTTTATAGAAGGTATAGTATGACACAAAAATACGATAGATTTAATTTAGAAGCAGAAATCCTGAGCGTCTGGAATACGAAAGACGATTTGCAATCAATAACTAGTCGCATGATGGATGATCCAGATGGCCCAATGACAGAAGATGAACTTACGAATGTTTTGATTGGTCTAACCGAATTGCATGATATTAGGTGTAAGAAATTGTTTAATGTTTTTGAAGCGATGATTAGGGAGAGGAAATTTGATGGAATGGAAAAAATGTCTCCAGGCCTCGACATATGAGAACACAAGCATGGCGAAGACAACAGGAAGAGAAGAAGAAACGAAAAGTTGTTAAAGACCATGATAAATGGTGGTGGGGAGATGATTCTCCTCGAATGGTAGGTAAAAAAGCACATACACCAGCAATGTGTAGTTGTCATATGTGTGGTAATCCTCGTAAATATTGGAAAGAGAAAACGATACAAGAAAGAAGAAATGATTATGAAATATGACAGATTTAATTTAGAAGAAGAAATTCAAAATGTTTGGCACACAAAAGATGACTTGAATGCTATAACAGAAAGACTTTATGATGATCCAGATGGCCCAATGACAGAAGATGAAATTTCAAATGTTCTAATTGGTCTGAGCGAATTACACGAAACAAGGATGAAAAAATTGTGGAGAGTTTTTGAGACTATGGTTCATCAAAAAAATAGTTTTTTGACAGAAAAAGTTACTATGGGTGATGTATTAGATAAAATAGTAGATGATGCTGAAAAGGAATAAATGTGGGCATCAATAATTCTTTTTACATTTTCGTTGAATGCACAAATAGACCAACACTTCAAGAGTAAAGAATTGTGCTGGGAGTTTTACGAAAAACATCCTCTACTCTACAGACAAATAGATGAAGCTTTCCCAAAAGATTATTATGTGAGATTATACAATAGTGATGAACACGGCCTCGTATGGATAACTTGTAATAAGTTGTCAGACCTGAGAGGAAACGACATTACTAGATTTCCAGTGAACGTACCACTACCAACTCCAAAATAAAATGTATAGACCGTTACCAGATTATGTGACAATAAGAGAATCACCCATTGAGGGCTTTGGTCTTTTTGCTACTAAAAAAATACCAGCTGGAACTTACATTGGTGTAACTCATTATACTAATGACAAGCACCCCGAAGGTATTGCACGGACACCACTTGGTGGATTTGGTAATCATTCAGATACACCAAACTGTTTTAAAATAAAATTGGAAACTGATAATTCTTGGATAGGTGCTATAAGAGATATAGAGCCGAACGAAGAGATAACTTGGAGATACACCCTTTACGAGATAGTATAATGGCTAAAAAAAAGACAGTAATACAACGTAAAAAGATTGCACCTGTAAAGAAGAAACGAGAACTTACTGATGAGGCGAAACAGAAATTGCGTGACCGCCTTGCTGCAATGAGAGCTAAAAAGAAACCTGCAGAGTATAAGAATATAGCAGAGTCTGTTTTGGCCCTTCCCGATGATGATAAGTATTCTTTCAAGAATGTCAAAGAGTGGATTCATCATTCAAAAGATTTGGTTTTAGAATACAACAAGACTGCTCGGAGTAGGGCGACTTCTTCACAAGAAGCACAGAAAGCATCTAATGCTGCTGACCACAAGAAGGTCTATATTAGAGATCTTGAACATTATCTAAAAACTGGTGATTGGATTAGTTACTTCTCAGGGCAAGATGAAAATCAGAAGGTTATTCCACGTTGTGTTGCGATGGCTTTTTATCCTGACGGAACTCCTAAGAGGTCAGAGGGCGTGTTCTATGATGATATTGATACAGTATGGACAAGAGATATGGATGAATCGGAGTTTGGATTGGAGAGAGATTCCACAAATTATGTTCCAAAGAAATCTGGAACGGTCGCCATAACTGACAAACCATTCGATTCATCATTATAAATTCTCTCTTGACAGATAAATAATTATATGGTATAATATAATTAACGATTAAAGTGATGATTGGGGTAATCGTAGGAACACGCTTTCTCTCCACATGCTAGATGATAAAAAGTAGTCTTTCAGCTAGTTTGTTTAAAACAGTGTTCATCTCATACTATGAAAACTGATAATCAAAGTGTCCAATCATCACTCAACTTCCTAGGAACATATGGAAAACGATTTATTAAAAAGACTCATCGCAATTATTGCAAGATTTGATCAAGGACTAACTGAAGCAAAAGGCGGAGAAGGTATAGACAAGCCCGCAATCAGAGAAGCCAAACTAATTTTAAGTTCTGACGATAATACTTCTTTTGTGTATGATCTAAATCATAATGATGCAGCAGAAGTTGTTGGCCAATTTTCCCTTTTCAAAAAAGGAGAAGATGACATTGTTACTCCGTTTCCTATTACAAGTTTTATTCAAGAAGGTAAGATTGAAGGTATAGATACAAAGGATATTTTATTAAATTAAACAAAAGGATATTATGACATTAAAAATTGATTTCGGTGAAAGTGATTTTGCTCCAGAAGAAACCCCCAAAGCAGCAGGTGGTACTGAACTTATGCAGAAGTGGTTATTTTCTCGTATTGACCCAGAGCTAAAGAATTACTTCCAGTGGGTCGCTTCTCGTAAAAGAAAGTTAGAAGACAAACCAAGATTGTTTTGGGCCCATGATCTTGCCCAAGATCCAGAAGTTGCATTTCTTAAAGAACACAAGAATATGTTAGACTTTGAAAAGATACTCTTTGTCAGTAATTGGCAACAGTATCAGTATGGAGTTTATCTTGGCGTTCCCTATGATCATGGTGTTGTTATTCAACACGCCATAGAACCCATTCCAGAACATGAAAAACCCAAAGACAAAATATCTTGTGTCTATATGAGCACACCTCATCGTGGCCTAGAGATTTTACTTGCTTCTTGGAAACATCTCAAAGAAAATAATAAATCTGAAGAAGTTCAATCCGCTGAACTGAATATCTTTTCCAGTTTTAAGATATATGACAGACCTCACATGGATGAGCAATATCGTCATGTATATAAACAGGCTCAAGATATGGATGGTGTCAATTATCATGGTTCAGTATCCAATGACCAGATTAGAGAAGAACTTACCAAGAATCACATCATGGCCTATCCATCGGTTTATATGGAAACTGCTTGTATTTCAGTAATGGAAGCTATGAGTGCAAAGTGTATGGTAGTGTGTCCTAATCTTGGTGCCCTTCCAGAGACTTGTGCAAACTTTGCTTGGATGTACGGATATGAGCCAGGGCCTGAGAAACATACTGCAGTGCATTCACACATTCTTGGAAAGGCTATTGAGTCGTACAGGAAAGATGAAACAGAAACTTTGTTGAGTTTACAGAAGACATATTTTGATACTTTTTATAATTGGGATATGCGAATGAATCAGTGGAATCAATTTCTTGAATCCATTAAAATGAGAATAGAAATGGGTAAAGATGATATTACTTGATTATAGTCAAACCGTGATCGGTTCTTTTATGGCCATGGGCAGAGGTAAACCAGTTGTGGAAGAAGATCTGTTAAGGCACACGATACTCAATTTAATCAGATTGTTTCGTAATCAATTTGCAAAAGATTATGGAGAAATGGTTATTTGTTGTGATGGTAAAGACAATTGGAGAAAGAAAGTATTTCCAGAGTACAAAGCAAATCGTAGAAAGAACAGAGAGAATGATCCTACATATTGGAAAACTCTCTTTGAACTGTTGCATGAGATGAGGGAAGATTTGACTAAATACTTTCCATATAAAGTTATGCACGTAGATACTGCAGAGGCTGATGACATTATTGGTGTTCTCATTAACACGTTGGCGGAGGATGACAATCTTCCACCTACTCTAATATTGTCCAGTGATAAAGACTTTATTCAGTTACAAAAGCATAAAGAAGTTAAACAATGGTCACCACTTCAGAGAAAGTTTATAGTGGGTGATGCTGCAGAATCTTTGTATGATAAGACCATTAGAGGTGATACTGGTGATGGTGTTCCTAACATCCTTTCCTCGGATGATACTCTTATTACTGAAGGAAAACGCCAAACTCCTGTAACCAAGAAGAAGATGGAACTTTGGAGAGGTCAAAAACCAGAAGAATTCTGTAATGAGGCTATGCTCAGAAACTACCATAGAAACAAGACAATGGTTGATTTGGACGAGACTCCAAACTCAATTCGTATAAATATAGTTAATCAATATAAAAATCAAGAAGCTGGTAACAGAAGTCAGCTCTTGAATTACTTTGTTGATAACAGATTGAAAAACCTTATGGAAGTAATTGACGAGTTTTAATTATGACAACAACTAGTTTACCAACAGTCTTTAGCGAGATTGCAAAAGCATCTACCAAGAAACAAAAAAAGGAAGTATTATTAAAACATGATTGTTTTGCGCTTCAGCAGATCTTAAAAGCAGCATTCGATCCAAATATAAAATTTCTCTTACCGCCAGGTGCACCCCCCATAGCCAAATTTCAAGGAGACACCGATGAGCCGAATCCAACGTATCTACACTTTCATATTAGAAAGTTATATTTGTTCGTTGAAGGTCAATCTCCTGAAAGTTTGAGTAATATGAAAAGAGAAAAAGCATTTACAGATATTTTAGAAGGTATACATCCTTCTGAAGTAGAACTTCTTCTGCAAGTGAAGGATAAAAAACTAAAATGCAGAGGATTAACTTTCAACCTAGTAAAAGAAACTTTTCCTAATTTACTACCATAATTATATAATATGGCACAAACAATAAAAAGTTTAGAAGAGAGAATAGTCAATTTAACCAAAGTTTCTACAGACAATGTGCAAACAACTGTAGAGGCTGAAATACGGCAATTGAAAATGGAGAGTGGAATACCGTTACAAGCTACGGTTGTTCTTGCTAAGGAAGATAATTTTCAATTTACTATGGATTGGGATGCTACCATGTCAAAATTTTCCACTACAATAGATGGAATAAAATGGTACAGTGATTTTGATTACTCCTTATACTCCCCCAAATTATGGGAAACTGGCGCCACCGCCAGAGCTTCCCGCCGCGGCAGAAATTCTCCTATTTAAGTTTAAGCAATGGACTATCGTGCTTAGATCAATTTATTTAAAAGAGGAATATGAAAATATTCATTGCCTTTGTAGGGCTTCTTACGCTGTGGTCAACCCTGTTAAATTCGGGCACCACATCTCAAATATGGATTGCACCAATATCTGACAAACAGACAACAAAAATGTCTCCATTACACATGACTATCAATGGAAAGACTACAGTTGTAAACTTGGTGAATTCAGAAGAACTAGAATGCATGTCAAAAAATATATATTTTGAAGCAGCATTAGAATCTACTGCTGGAAAATTAGCAGTAGCACAAGTCACTATGAATCGTGTGAATTCAAAGCAGTATCCAAATACTGTCTGTAAAGTTGTTTATCAAGGGAGACATTACAAATCTGGATTACCAGTAAAAGACCGATGCCAATTTAGTTGGTATTGTGATGGTAAACTAGATGTGCCTCACATTGGTGCAATGTGGCGAGAGTCTAGCGAGATTGCTGTGTATGTATTAGCAACTCCTGACTTGATTGATATAACGGATGGTGCAACTCATTATCATGCGGACTATATTAGTTCACCGAAATGGGCAGACCCACGCCGTAAAACAGTAGAGATTGATACACATATTTTTTACAATAAAGCTAGAAAAAGTGTAAAAAAGACTTGACAATACTATATAAAAGAGAAGAGTAATTTTGCTGTATGGAAATACAGTGGAACACCAAAATGGTTCACGAAAGGAAAAAATGCCTTATTATGACTATAGATGCGAGAAGTGCGGAAACGAATTTGAAGATTTTTATTCTATGGATGAAAGAAGAAAACCTACTGAATCTTCTTGTGAGAAAGATGTAGGTGTGGATGAGTCGGTTGTGTGTGGTGGTAAGATTGACTTAGTGCCAGGCAAAACACCAACCGCATTCGCGTATGATAATATTTCATCGCCCGGGCATGCTAAGAAACCGCCTGGATGGATAACCGATAAGCTCAAAGAGATTAAGAAGCAACAGCCGAAAAGCACGATGTCATG